TAATGAATCCAATAATTTGTCAATCACTAAACCTTTTTTAATTAAGTTTTGTGATGTCAATATATCTTCTTCTTTTGCAGTCATGTATTTGATTTCTATTTTACCATTACTGATAGGACTATCAGATGGATATAGTTTTCCACGACTTGGTAAATCTACAACCTCTGTTGGAAATTTTCTATCTTCCGCCATTTTATACCTCCAAAGTTCTTTTGAACCAACCATACCAAAATTTCTCTTGTTCTGGTTTATTTATAACTAAATTTGCATAATGTAAAATTCTATATGATTTAACTCTATTGTGTTCTACATTCTGTACTGCGTTTAATGTTGCTGGACCCATACCCCCATCAACCTTTAATTTTGCACCTTTTCCATTTGCTGCTCTCTGTAATACCTTTACTGCAGTTCCCCTACCTTGATTAACACACATGTCAAAAAAGATATATCGGAGTTGTTCAGGTAATTCATCAACACGATTTTTATCCCAATAATCACGTCTATAGATTTCTTTTGCTTGTTCTTTTGTTAGATTTTTGATATCAACATCAGGATAGAATCTTTTTGTAATTCCATAATTGGTTTCCCCACCCAAATCAGTAGGGTCGTTCACATAACCACCTTCATGTTTAAGAACATGTTCTATAATTTCATCAAATGTTGTCATAATATAACCTTATTTTAATATTAGAATTGTAATATTGCGTAATCGTATTGTAATGTTAGTGTTATTTCAACAGGTTCACTAGCCGCAAAATCCAAATCACCAAAGTTAGCATCTTGAATATAAGTGCCTTTAAGTGTCCACTCTTCAATTATGTCACCAACAGGACCCAATACATTGAATGTAACATCTTTTTTATAAAAATCAGAGTATCCGTTTCTACCCGTTACAGATTCATGACCTAATCTAACCCATTCCATTACAGCTTGTGCTGATGACGGAACAATTGGGTCGTATAAAGTTACTGTTAATGGTTGCCAAGCACCTTTACCTTTTACATACCTTTTAACATTCATATGGTCTAATTCAATAGTTTCAAAAGTAATTTGTGGTCTTGTTGTAGCTTTAATCACATAAGCTGGAATACCATCAATCTGCATTATGAACCTATTTTTTAATTTAGGTTCAAAAGGTGTAAACATTATATCATTAGCATCAATTAATTCTGCCATTATTATTCTCCAATTTAAATTATATACTTTCGTATATAAATATCAAAAATCTTAAAAATTACTCTGGAAATGTAGCACCAGTTGGTTGTAGTGTGAAATCCAATACAATAAATTCTGCTGTTCTTGTTGGTTGAACAAATATTTGTCCAAACAATATGTTTCTATCAATAACATCAGGAGTGTTGTTTGTATCATCCATCACTACTCTGAAAGCAGTTAGTCCACTATTGGATTGAACTTGCTCCAAATAAGGGTTAACAATATTCAAGAATCTTCTTCTTGTGGCTGAATTGTTTTGTTCAAACACCAAGAATCTTGAAGTAGATGCTATGAATTTCTTAAGAGCGATTAACAATCTTCTAACATTAATTCTATCCAAAGCACTTGCTTTTTTCTGTAATGTTTTTTGTCCAAATACAGTTACACCTTGTCCAGGAAATGTCGCTATTGGATTAATGTTTGATTCATATAATGTATCACGATTATCATTAGTTAATTTTCTTTCAGCTTGAATCGCTGTATCAATTCCACCTCTATTCAAACCAGCAGGAGCGAACCAAGGATGAGCTACTTTATCATTAAATGAGTAAATACCACCCATAACAACCGATGGTGGTACAAATCTGTTTGTTCCAACTATATTATCAGGAACTTGAACCCAAGGCCAATACATAGCTGCGTAATTTGAATCTCTAGCATCTCCTCTCGCTGTAGCTGCAGCTAATGTAGAATCATATTTTACAGGATCTGCTATAACGAAACAATCACCTCTATCCTCGCATACATCTATAGCTTTTGTTATTATTTTTTGATGATTGGCTTCACTATCAACCAAACCAGGTATTAATATTAGATTAATATCATACTCATCTTGATTGGATAAAAGATTCAGAGCATCTGTATAAGCATTTGTTCCATCAGCACCACTACTTAACACATATCCTTGAGTGTTTGTGTTATTAATATTTTCATAAAAATTCATAGGAGGTGTTCCACCAAGTTGTGTACCCAATGAATCAAATCCAACAGTTCCATTTGAACCTCCTGAAAATCCACCATGTGTTGAACCACTACCAAGTTGTGGTAAAGATTCAGAAGTGGCTGGCACTCTAACATCACCATTTTCATCAAGATAATCAATCGTAGCTTGGTTAACACTTTTCACTCTAACAAAGTTAGATCGTCTTGGAAAAGATCCACTTAATTGTAAATAAGGATCAGAACCACCACTTCCCTTAA